GCCGCCGATACTCGTCACGCGGTTATTTACTGCCTGACTGTAATCCCCCGTGCATACCTGCTGAATGGCTCCGGCCAGTAGTGTGGACGTGCCCAGCACGGTAATTTTATCCGTAGCCTTAACCGTGGTTTCGCGGCTGACCAGCTCCCGCTGTTCTGTATCGGCCTTAACCACGCGTGCCATAGAAGTTTCACTGATCGTCTGGTCTGTCTGCCTCACCCAGTCACCCGCCTGGGTGACGCGCTGCGACACTTCCGCACGCTGCTGTTGCAGCTGTTCGCCAGGCTGGATATCCGGGAGGCTGGTTCCGTCCGGCACGGTCTGCCGCACAAACGGCTTATCCGGACGTCCGCCAGTGAAAGCAATCTCTACCAGCGTCCCTTCGGGCGGAAACTGGAACATCCCCGAATCATTACCCGCCATAGGAACCGGCAGCGGAACAGCAGAGTAAACAGGCGTATTTTTATCCGGGTTGCCGTCCGCGTCCAACAGCTGCACATCAACCGCATAGCGGGGACGGAACGGATCGGAGAAATTGCCACTTTTCACCGCCTCAACGGGATTCATCACGCGGCCAAACTTGGGCAAATGCAGTCCTGACGCCAGCTCCGGATAATGGCTTTCAATATGGCGCTGAACGGGCGTTTTTTGCAATGCCTTACCCGTGGCACGGTTGCGGGGTGTCCAGGTAACGGCCATCGTGTCATTTTGCAGGTGGACTTTTGTGACCCTTTCCCCGTTCAGCTCCACGCCCGGGCGCAGACTCTGCACCAGGGGAAGTGTCATTGAGTTCCCCCCTGCCGCCCCCTGATTAAATTCATGGGGGATCTCAATTGGTCGATCAGCAAACAGGGCTTTTTCCGCTCCGCCTACATAAACCCCGCCGTCCGGCAGCTGATACCAGACGTAATCCGTAATGCCAAAAGCCTGTCCCAGATTATCCAGCAGCTGATAGCCCGTGCCGCTGTGGTTGAAATGTGGGATCGGACGGTCTGAGTAATCAGCATCCGGCACGCTGAAGATCAACCCGCTTTGTTCTGTCAGCCAGCTGGCCACATCGCGCAGCGTGGGGTGCTGGAAGGAACATGGCCATAGGCGTTCGAATACGCCGACCAGCTCGCGGACAAACAAACGCTGAAAGCCGTTTTCAGCAGGTTGTGAGCGTTCCACGTACCCGGTAAACCAGCGCAACACCAGATCGGTGTAACCCACATCAAGACGCACCAGTTTCCCCGTAAAGTCCTGCGTCGTCCCGGCAGTAATAAACCCCCGGCCGCAGCTGTTCAGCTCCAGCACCAGGCTGGCATCAGCCAGGTGAATTTCATCCGTTGAAAGGTACAGGCGTTTAATCGGCTTCATTTTTATCCCAGTGCATCATTCACGGGCTTGAGCACCTTACGTTCAAACCACGTCAGTTTTTCTTCATCCTCGCCAGCGGCCTGGCCACCGTTCTGGCCGCCGCCACTTCCCGCCGTTTGCTTCACGGCTTTGGTTTTGCCGCTTGCCCTGGCCTCACGTTTTTCCTGCACGCTGATATGCTCGGTCAGGGTGAACGTCACAAGCCAGGACATGCGCCCGTCCTGTGGCGGCGCGTCCAGGGTTCCGGTAAACGTCGCCTCACGAAAATTCACAGCTCGCGCAGCCTCATGTGCAACCCGGTATTTCTGGCGCTGGCCGCTGGCATCTGTCGCGCTGCCCAGCTCAAAGATACGCCGCAGGATTTCCGGATTTTTATACGGAATTTCGCCTGAAACGCGCAGCTCCTTGCCTTTGATGCCCTGCTCTGATTTCGTGGTTGCACTCGTCTGGCCGGACTGGTCTTTGTCCTGGAATTGCTGAGAAACGGTCACGCGCATGTTCTTCAGCAGAATAGCTTCGCCATTAAGCGCCAGTGTCGGGTTCGAGGTCATGGATCATTCCTTTTATGCCGTCGAGGTTGTCGCCAACCAGCATCATGGCGGCGGTGTACACGGAGGACTGAAGCGGTATCCCTTTTACCAGCTCCAGAAGCGTGGAGGGCAGATCGCCACTGGCGGTAAATACCCATGCCCTGGCGCTTTTCCCCTGTAAATCCGTCAACCCGCTGGCAATGCCAGAAATCAGGCTTTCACGCTGCTGTGTAAACTCCCCCATCAGCTTTTTTACACCCGTCAAATCCGCCACGGCTGCGGCTTCCTGCTGGGCTTTTTTCACCGCTGCGGCCGCCAGGGCGGTGCGGCTTGTCGGTACGGAAAGCGGGATCGCCGCTGGCAGACTTTGACTGTATTTCGCCGGAATTTGCATCTTCTCCGCAGCCAGCTGTGCGGCGGACTGCGCCAGTCTCCGCACCTGGGTAAATGCCGGACTGGGGAATACATCAACAAGATTATTCAGGCTGGCCATAAAGCTGTCATGCGTCTGGCCAGAAACCATCATGATCACGACATCTGCCGCCCCGCCTGTTCCGGCCAGTTTCTCAACCAGGTAATTGACGGCATTCACCGGGCTGAGATAAGCGCCGTTTTCTGTCTGCTGCCCAACCCCGTACACCCAGGGATGCACCGGGATAACGGAACAATTCAGCGCGGCCACTGAATCACTGAACGCAATTCGTGCTTCACGCCACATTGTCAGGCACCTCTGGCCACTCAATTTCCGGCGCTTTGCTGGTATCTACACGGTTAAGCAAAACACGATATTTTTGCCACTTAGCCAAAAATGCGGCTTCATCTTCTGTAGCCATACCCAGAACAGATGCATCTTCCAGCGGGGCAATAGCGGCCGTTGCTGCATTCATCAGGTTTTGTTTTCTTGCATCAGCCTGGGCGACATAATCGACGGGTACAGGAATAATCTTTTTCCCGTCATACGCCCATTCGCCGTTCTCGTTGAGACCTTCCGGAACATATTTCTTTCCGATCTCGCCCACAGATTTATCAACTGGCCACAGCATAGAAACATCGTAAGAAAACCGTGTAATCACACCATTTTCATCAAATTCGAATTTTAATTTATCCGCATTAAATAAAGCCTGTGACTCATACCAGTCTTTACCATCTTCAGAAACCAAATTCGCTATGCTAAAGCCTTCAATGATTTCAGTACCAGCCAGGCGGAAGTTCTTAATAATCATAATTTCCCTTTATGCCGTAATTGTTTTCCAGGTGCCGTTTACATTTATCTGTAAGGCGCGGGTATACCAAACTGAATAACGCACGTCGCCATTGCTACCTGTTCGTCCAGTGATGAAACTGCCAACAGGCGAATCAACATCGCTAGCTCCGCCAGTTGATCCAATGCTCCCTCTGGCGCTCACTCTGACCCCGTTCACCGTAGCGGTTTTTAGCGGGTAGCGTCCGTCTGACTCCGCTTTGGTATATGCCTGACCTGCGGGGGTGTAACTGCCTTTAGGCTGGAAACGTCCGTCAGACTCTGCTTTGGTGTAAGCCTGTCCTGCCGGGGTATAACTCCCTTTTGGCTGGAAACGCCCGTCACTCTCGGCTTTTGTGTACGCGCCCGTTTTCGGCATGTAACCGGCATCAGACTGGGTTTTGGTGTAATAACGGTTGTCAAAGTTCGCAAAGCTACCCGGAATTAATTGCCCTGGTGCGGAGAAATTGCCGTTAACATCCCATTTATAGTTAATATCCCCGCTGCCGCTCCCCTTCATATGCAGGTGCCAGGAAAGAGCATCACTGCTTACCAGTGTCCCCATAGAAAAAGCCCATGAGTTTTTCCCGGTAATGGTCGCCTGCTGTTTAATCACCGGATGGTATTCACTCGCTCCGGTTGTCGAATATGAATTAAAAAAAGGCGCTTTCGTAGAATACTGATTAGCCCAGCCAAATATTCCGCTGTAACCCGCCGTAATTTCTTTTGAGGCATAAATTGTGTTACCTACAGTCAACGGCGTTTCTGATTGCAGCGCACCAGTTTCAAGACTTACACGTAATGGCCGCAAGGCGTTATAGGCTCCGTAAGCATCACCTTTATTAGTCAGCATCAAATAAAGGTTACTGCCGTCATTACGCCAGAACGTACCGTA